GCCGTTGTGGACAAAGAGGTTCATGTGGCGTATTCTAAGAACCTGGAAAGTAAATTTGATGATTTGCTTGACATTTTAGATACTGCTGCTATGATGGTGGCTGAAGAGCAAAAAAAGAAGTTAGACCCTAGTATCAAAATTCATTGACCTAAAAGGAGAATCAGATGAATGATGTAGCAAAACCAGTGAAGGTTAAAGCCACAGTCATGTGGTGCTTTCACAATAAAATCAATTCAATGGCTAAAAGATACACAATTGATTTATGTAATCTTTCGCCGAACGCTGTAAAAGCGATTGAATCTTTGGGACTTAGTGTTAGTAAGCGCGAAGATAAGCCAGAGAAAGGCTTCTTCATTACTTGTAAGAGCACAATCCCATTTGAAATATTCGATTCCAGTGGCAATGATTTAAAAGATGTTGCCATTGGTAACGGATCTACGGCTACGGCTGTAGTTGGTCTTTATGAGTGGAAATATGAACGTAAAGTTGGACTATCTCCCTCATTAAAGAAGTGTATCATAGATAGTTTGGTGACCTACGATGCGAGTAATGCAGAAGAGGTTGATGAAGAAGAAGCGCTGTAAACATAACCGAAAGGATAATTATGTACGTTATTAAGTTTAATGGTCGTAAAGTATCACTGAAGGCATTCTCGGGACTGACTAAGTATGAGCAGGCTCGTAATGCACTGCGTAAATATCTGCGAAGCAAAGGACTGAGCCGTATCCACGGACAACTCGGTTACTCCATCTCGCGGGTATAATCAATGATCGCACTTGTTGATGGCGACATTATCGCTTATACAATCGCTGCTGGATGCGAGGACTATGACGATAAGACTGCTATCAGCAAGTGCTCTGAATACCTTGAAGACCTCGTATACATTCATGCTGGTTGTGACGATGCTGATGGCTGGCTCACAGGTTATCAGAATTTTCGTACAACAGTAGCCAAGACACAGCCTTACAAAGGCACCAGAACACAAGAAAAGCCTAAGCACTTAGAGTTACTTAGGACATACCTAAATACCGCCTGGAAGTTTGGAATAGAACAGTATCAAGAAGCTGATGATGCCATCGGCATTGCTGCTTATTCGCTGGACCCTGAAGAGTATGTTATCTGCACCACCGACAAAGATTTGAATATGATTCGCGGATGGCATTACAACTTCAGAAAGAATGAAAAGTTTTGGGTTGATGAAGACGACACACTGTACACCTTTTATATGCAAGTGCTGACTGGTGATCGTGTTGATAATGTGCCTGGCCTGAAAGGCATTGGGCCTAAGAAGGCAGAAAAGATTTTAAAAGGCTGTAAAACTGAAGATGAGTTGTATGCCGCTGTACTTAAAGCATACGATAATGATGAAACTTACTTAGAAGAGCAGGCAACTTTGCTATGGATACGAAGAAAACCAAATCAGGTCTGGAAAAAGCCCCGATAGTTTATGTTGAATGGGTTGATGCCGTAGCCGATGCAGGATGGCAAGAAGGCGTCAAGACAGAGATACATCGGTGCTTTAGCATCGGTTGGATTGTGTCAGAGTCAGACGATGCCATCTGTGTTGCTAACACAGTCAGCATGGACTCCAGCAACTCCAGAATGCACATACCGAAGTCGTGGATTAAAACTAGGAAGGAAATCGACATTGAAGCCATCATCAGCGAAAGCAAAGGGAAGAGTTCTACAGCAGGTAGTAAGAGACCTTATAATCGCAAAGTTCGCTCTGGAGCCTGATGATGTTCGTTCAGTTAGCATGGGCGTGTCGGGGGAAGACCTGCTTCTTAGTCCAGCAGCCAGACGGAAGCTACCAATCAGTGTGGAATGCAAGTCCAGAGCAAGCATCTCAGTATATGGACATTATCAACAAGCGAAGGACAACTGTAGAGGATACGAGCCAGTGCTCGTCATCAAGCAAAACAGAGATAAGCCCTTGGTTGTGGTAGACTGTGATTATTTTTTTGAACTGTTAAGGAGAGTAAGCAATGACAACGTATAGATTCATCTACGAAGGCCAAGAGTTTGATGACAGGTTTGATAGTCCGTTTCCGTCTGAGACAGTAATTGAGTCGAGGCATGACTTTGGTCCTGACCAGCCTTGGCATCCGATTCTGTGGCAGTTCTGCCGCTTCCTTGAGCACGTTGGCTTTGAAGGTGTACGCCAGAAAGTTAAGATTGATGGCGACCTCAATGAGTGTTTATTCCAGCGTTACTTTGAAGAGAAGCGGTACACTGAAGAAGATATTAAGGACTACTACGATGCGCTGAATGAGGATGCCGAATGAAACTACTGATGCTAGACATCGAAACAAGCCCCAACACTGCACACATTTGGGGCCTTCGTGACCAGTACATCAGTCCTGAGCACTTGCTAGAGTCTTCCTATGTCCTGTGTTGGGCAGCGAAGTGGTACGGCAAGAAAGAAGTCATGTTCGATTCTGTGTTCAAGACTAAAGAACCAAAGAATATGCTTCAGCGGATTCACGACCTAATCTCTGAGGCTGATGCTGTGTGTCACTACAATGGCACACGCTTTGACATTCCAGTGCTCAACAAAGAGTTCCTATTGCATTATCTGGCACCGCCTGCTCCTTATAAGCAGATTGACTTGCTAAAAGTAGTTCGCAAAGAGTTCCGTTTTGCAAGCAATAAGCTGGACCACATTGCACAGAGGCTTGGACTAGGTCAGAAGACTTCACATGAAGGCTATCAACTCTGGGTCAAGTGCATGAATAAAGACCCTGCTGCGTGGAAAGTAATGGAGAAGTACAACAAGCAGGATGTTCTGCTGCTGGAGAAAGTATATGATCGTCTGCTACCTTGGATTAAGTCTCACCCTAATCATAACCTCTTCAACGGTCACGGTTGTCCCAACTGTGGAAGCGGGAGACTGCAGAAGCGTGGATTTACCTACACCACCACCGGAACTTTCCAAAGATTCCAGTGTACGGATTGTGGTTCCTGGTCCAAATCCTCCAAAGCAATAAAGGAACACGCTAATGTCACAGCAGCATAAAACACTTGGCGACTACATCGCAACAAAGCAGATTGGCGGTGACCACTACAAGACTGGCATTCAGCCTTGGGATGTGTTCCTAGACTGGCAACTAGACCCATGGTTGTGTAACGTCATCAAGTATGTACAGCGGCACCATCGCAAGAATGGCAAAGAGGACCTGGAGAAGGCACTGCACTATTTAGAGTTTGCATTACAGAATTACGATAAGATTAAACAGACTTACTATGATAAACCATGAGCGACAACTACAACAGGCATTCGCGCTGCTAAAGGAAGGTAAGGACTGGCAGCAAGGATTTAACCTGTTTGAAAGCAGAGAAGTACAGAAACTACCATTTGAGTTAGGCGTAAAGACTCCACTGTCACGAGCACCACTGTGGAGGCCTGGAATGGACGTAGGTGGACGACATATTGTACTGTTGCCAGAGCAAGGCATCGGCGATACAATCATGTTTGCTAGGTTTATAGACCTATTAAAACAGCTACCAATAGCCTCTGTATCGATGTCAGTGTCTAGGAATATAGCACCGCTACTAGGCTCTCTTGGCCTTACTAATGTTATGCATGGGGAGTGTAATGTACCAGCAATGAAGGTAAAGATAATGTCGCTACCAACATTGCTACTACAATACAACTCATTTCCACACCTAAGTAAACCAAAGAAGGTTCACGGCAGCAAAGGTTACTTCAATGTTGGCGATGTAGAAAAGACGGACAAGATAGGATTTTGTTGGTACACTGAGAATACATCGTGGAACGCAGTCGCTAAGAAGATTCCAATAGACTTAGCAAAAGAATTCTACGATAAGTTGAGCAAAAAAAGATCTGTGGTATCATTGCAGATGCAGCAGGACTTCATGCCTCGCTATCTGGACTCTGATAGCTGGCTTGACACTGCAAAGAAGGTAAAGGCCTTAGATGCAATCGTGACTGTAGACACGGCAGTTGCACACTTGGCTGGAGCACTGGGGGTAAGAACTATAAACCTTATTGGGGAGGAAAGATATGCAGGATGGTTTTATTATCCGGTTAAGTCTGCTAAAACTCCGTGGTATGATTCTATGGAACTTATTTGGTATGAACCTTACACTAACTGGAAGGCAGGGCTAGATGAAGCACTGAAGAAACTATGTCGCTAACACTAAGAGATATTATGGAACGCATGAGCAAGCTGGACGAGATAACTTTATTAGAAGTCCTAAATATCTCATCTGAGGAATTGGTTGAGAGATTTGCTGATAAGATTGAAGATAAGTTTGATGAACTGGAGATAGACCTAGATGACTAAAATGAATAACTATTCTGAATTTATTGCAAAGAGTCGATACAGTCGGTTCTTGCCTGATATGAATCGCCGTGAGCATTGGCACGAGTCAGTGAATCGCTACATGGTGTTTATGTATAAGCACCTGCAGGACAAACACAATTACAAGATGACTGATGAGTTGTACAAAGAACTCAAAGACGCAATCATCAATCTAGAAGTAATGCCATCAATGCGGTCTATTATGACTGCAGGTAAGGCACTTGATCGTGATAACACCGCCGGATACAATTGTTCATACCTGCCTGTCGATGACCCCAAGGCCTTTGATGAGGCCATGTATATCCTTCTCTGTGGCACAGGCGTAGGCTTTTCTGTGGAGCATAAATATGTCAATGAATTACCTGAAGTCCCTGACCAGTTGTTTGATTCTGAGACTGTTATTTCGGTTGCAGACTCTAAAGAAGGATGGGCTAAGGCTCTCCGACAACTCATCGCTTTACTATATTCTGGGGAAGTGGCAAGGTATGACCTATCCAAAATTAGACCTGCTGGAGCCAGACTCAAAACTTTTGGAGGACGTGCCTCTGGTCCAGGGCCTTTGGACGAACTTTTTAAATTCACTGTTGCCAAGTTTAGAGCAGCCGCTGGTAGAAAACTTACATCAATCGAATGTCATGATATTCTCTGCAAAATCGGGGAGGTTGTTGTTGTGGGTGGGGTACGAAGATCAGCAATGATTTCATTGTCTGACCTTGAAGATGACCGAATGAGGGGAGCAAAAAGTGGAGATTGGTGGACACACAATGGACAAAGAGCACTCGCTAACAACTCAGCAGCTTACATTACTAAACCAGATATTGGACAGTTTCTTTCTGAATGGACAAGCCTTTATAACAGTCACTCTGGAGAGCGTGGTATCTTCTCACGAGCCGCAAGTAAAAGTCAGGCTAAGAAAAACGGGAGGCGTGATGGAGATTATGACTTCGGAACTAATCCCTGTTCAGAAATCATACTTCGACCATACCAATTCTGTAACCTCACAGAGGT